ATGGGTGCGGGGCAAGATCGACCGCGCAAAGGAACCTAACACTGGAATTAACCGGAGCCGCGAAGCGGCTTCCGGTTGAATGACTTGTTATGCCCAGTCCACAAGAGGAAAGGCGATGAATGCAGCAACAAGAATTATAAAGGAACTTTCGGAGTCTCAGGCAGACGCACGCGCTTACCGGCTGGCTACAGAAGCAGCAGAGGAGTTTATCAGATGCAACGGGATTCCGACGGACGTGCCAGACCAGTTCATCATTACTGGAGCAGATGTTGCAGACGAATACGCGATGCAGTGCATTGAGCACCTGAAGTGGGTTGGAGAATGTGTTGCTTTTGAACAGGGGGAGGATGTTGTCGTGTTGCTTGGTGATTACACGCTTGAGTCGCTTGCATGAACAAGGTTTTGAGCTTTCCGGCGTCCACCACGGCACTGCCGGAACAGGCCCTAGCGTCTGCGCTTTCATACGCGGAAGCCGGGAGGCTACAGGATGTGCTTATTGTTGGATACGACGACGAAGGCGATCTTTACGTTAGATCATCACGAATGGATCGGAAAGACGCGCTTTGGCTTTCCGAACAGTTGCGACAATATGCATTGGGCGGGGCATAACTTTGATATAGGGCGCAGTTTTGCGCCATAACTCCGGCGCATGCTGCATAACAAAGTTCGACCGAATCCGCTGCAATCCTTGCCACAACAGGCTTTTAGGCTTTTCTACCGAGTTTCATACAGTATTAAATAAACCGTGAAAAGCGGCACCAACGAAGCTTTGAGTAAATTACTGGCTGGTTCCGCAAAATACGCCCCATCGCATCGGTGGGGTTTTTTATGCCTGTTCAAATTGGTGGGCCAAGAGCCTGGAAAGTTCGCCAGCACGGCGATATCGGCGTTTCGTTTCAGTGGGTGAATGAAGAAGCGTCGATGATCCTGTTTCCCGCTCGGCGCTCACTGCACGGCGCCGGGGCATATGTGATTGGCTTGTCGGCCGCGTTCAAGTACGCCAACTCCAAAACCGGCGAGCCCACCCCGTTCCTGGTACAAGCCAGCGTGCTCGCGGCCAAACAACTGGGCTTTTCGCCCACCGACACGTTTGCTTGCCGAAAGATCGCCGAAGTCATTGTCGACAGCCTGCCTGATCTTGTCGGCATGCCGCCGGAGCCGCAGCAACTCAACGAGAAACAGACGCGCGCCATCGGCGAAATGTCGCTGAAAGCGGGCGGCAGGACGATTGCCGAACGCGAACTGACCGAGCTTGACGCTGAAGAAATGGCCAGCGCATGAACGGCATGGAGAACGTCCGTTCCTCATCACCCTTTGATGATCCGACGCGCTACGGTGGTGTGGCGGATGTAGTGGATCAGGCGCCTGCAGCTGTGCATCGTCTGGATACGCCGTCGCTGCTCACAACCTACCGCAAGTTGCAAGAATGGCTCGACCAGGAAACGCAACGGCAGGCCGCGAACCGCTTCCAGCAGGCGCTCGACTGCGACTACTACGACGGGCTGCAATGGACAGAGGATGATGCCCAAGCGCTGCTGGACCGAAACCAGGCTCCGCTGGTCTTCAACGAGATCAAGCCGACAATCGACTGGATGATCGGCACAGAGCGCCGAATGCGCATCGACTTCAAAGTGCTTGGCCGCGAGAAGAGCGACAACGATTCGGCCAATGCCAAAACGCAACTGCTCAAGTATCTGGACGACACCAACAAGGCGCCTTTCAACCGCTCGCGCTCGTTCGGCGACACGCTGCGCGCCGGGGTCGGATGGATTGAACTGGGCTTGCGCGGGGATGCGACGGAAGAGTTGCTCTATCAGCGCCACGAATCCTGGCGCAACATGCTGTACGACTCCAACGATGCCACGCTCGACCTCTCGGAGTCGCGCTATATCTTCCGCTGGAAGTATCTCGATCAGGATGTGGCCGAGGCCTATTTCCCGGACCGATTGGCGGTGATCAAGCGGGCAGTGACCGACGGTACCGCGCTGGGGGTTGAGGACGACGAAGAGTTGTTCTACATGGGCGCGCGCGTTACGTCACCCAGTCAGGACTATGCCGGAGTGTCGGTCGGTCGCTATGCGCCGATTGATCGCAGTGCGCTGGCCTGGTCCAGACGGGCGCGGGTCAAGATGATTGAGTGCTGGTTCCGCATGCCGGTCCTCAAGCGCAAGTTTTCCAGCGGGCAACTGGCCGGCGTGGAATTCGACGCGAACGATCCGCTGCATGTCGAACTGCAAGGCTATGGCGCATCACTCTACGACAAGTTGGAAATGGAGATTCGCTGCGCAATCTTTACGCAGTCAGGGTTGATATGGGAAGGCCCAAGCCCGTATCGCCACGGGCGCTTCCCGTTTGTGCCGATCTGGTGTTACCGCAGGCAACGCGACAATGCGCCGTATGGCGCAATTCGTCAGTTGCGCGACCCGCAGGACGACCTCAATAAGAGGCATTCGAAAGCGCTGTGGGTCTTATCCAGTAACCAGGTCGAGATGGAGGATGGCGCGGTTGATGACATCGAAGAGTTGCGCGCCGAAGTCGCGCGCCCCGATGCCATCATCGTCAAGAATCGCGGCAAGGACATCAAGATCACCCGCGATAACCAGTTGGCGCAAGAGCAATTGGTGCTCATGGACCGCGACGGGCAGCATATCCGCAACGTCGGCGGTGTCACGGCCGAGAACCTGGGGCAGCCGACCAACGCCAATTCCGGGAAAGCCATCGGATTGCGTCAGGACCAGGGGAGCATCGTTACGTCGGAAATATTCGACAACCTGCGCCTGGCGGTGCAACTGAGCGGCGAGATTCAGTTATCCATGACCGAGCAGTTCTACAGTATGCCGAAAGTCATTCGCGTACTGGGCGAGCGCGGCGCAGCCAAGTATCACCCGATCAACTCGGTTGATCCGGAAACCGGCGAAGTGCTCAACGACATTACCGCCAGTATGGCGGACTATGTGGTGTCCGAGCAGGACTTCAAGTCGTCGTTGCGCCAGGCGATGTTTGAAAGCCTGTTCGATATTATTGGGCGCCTGGCGCAGATGAACCCGGATGTGGCACTCAACCTGCTGGATCTGGTGGTAGAGATGAGCGACTTGCCAGGGCGCGACGAACTGGTGTCGCGTATCCGCAAGATCAACGGACAGCGCGACCCGGACACCGACCCGACACCGGAAGAGATGCAGGCGCAGCAGGAGAGCGACGCCAAGAAGACCGAGGCCGACCAACTGGAAATCGATCGCTTGCGCGCCGAGCTGGAAAACCTGCGCGCCAAGACCAAAGACCTGATTTCTGCCGGCGTCAAGAAGGGCGTCGAAACCTCGTATGCCGCAATGCAGGCAGCGCAAGTGATCGCAACGATGCCGGCCGTCGCGCCGATTGCCGACGAGATCATGAAGGGGCAGGGTTATCAAGACCCGTCGCCGGCCGGTGATGACCCGAATTTCCCGGCGCCAGCGATCGCGCAGCCGCAACAAGTTGATTTTCCGACCAATACCAGCCCAATGCTGCCCGCGTCCGCCGCGAGCGGGGTCACACAGGGCATTGAAACCCAGCGCGCCGACGGCGTGCCACCGAACGAAGGAGAATTAAATGGCTAAAAGCTTATGTGTGCCGAACGATGACTGGCGCGTCGAAAGCGATCTGAACACGATGATCGAGTGCGAAAAGATCGAGAAAGACCCCAAACGTTTGGCCAAGGTTCGCGCCCTGGCCAAGCAAAAGATGCTGGACGTGGCCCGTGTGGCCGCCGAAGGCAAGGACGAAGCGTAACCCCATCAACAGACAGGAGATTGAACATGGGAATGAGCGAAGAAGAATTGGCTGGGTTGTCGGACGAAGAGCGCGCGGCCATCGCTGATGACGAAGACGACACTGAGGCTCTGGCCAAAATCGCCGGGGATGAAACGGGTGCAGGCAGCGATGATGACGAGGCCGATGATGACGGCAAGTCTCTGGACGACGCGTCAGAAAAGCAAGGCGAGACTGGAGACGAGGGTGTCGCTGACGAATCCGGAGAAACCGCCGGCGCAGATGAAACGCCAGCCAGCGACGAAGAATTCCACGCCGAACTGCGAGCCGAGCGCCCCGAGGGTCTGGCCGAAAAGATTGCCGCGCTGGACGAGCAAGCCGCTTCGCTGATGCAGCAGTTCAAAGACGGCGATATCGAAATCGCTGATTTTCTCGCGCAAAAAGACGCGGTCGATGAAGCCAAGTTCGAATTGGCCCTGGCCGATGCGCAAGCCGGGTGGGCCGAAAAACAGAATGCCGACAGCAACGCGCAGCGCTGGCGGTGGGAGCAAGAACGCTTCTTCGCGCAGGAAAAGGCCGATATCTACAAAGACCCAATGGTCCTGGCGGCTCTCAACGCATCGGTCAAGGCGCTGGGCGAAGCGAAGGAGAACGCCCGCAAGCCGGCCGCGTTCTTCCTGGAGGAAGCTGACCGGCGCGTGCGCAAGCTATTCAACCTGGGCGCGGATTTGAAGGAAGTCAAACCGGGCGGACGCCAGCCTGATTTGTCCAGAGTCCCCAAGACGCTGGCACAGTTGCCGGCTGCCGAAATGGCCGAGACCGGAGATGTTGAGTTTTCCTACCTGGACAAACTGGATGGCATGGACCTGGAAATTGCTTTGCGCAAGCTGACGCCTGAGCAGGAGGCGCGTTACCTGGGGTCCGCTGCCTGACATGAGCATGAAAGTCGACCTCCGTGTTGGGGAGGCGCTGCGCTTCAATCGCGGACAGATCATTGTCACGCTACTGGAGAAATCAGGGCAGCGCGCCCGCGTCAGCGTGGAGGCCGATGATTCGGTCAATATTCAATTGCCGTTGCGAGCGGATGAGGCAGACAAAGACGGGCCATTTCAAAAGGACAGTCTAAAAATACTGGCTGGCGCCGTATAAAGTGATTGCTTGCTGAAGCCTGCAAAGGCCAAAGCATATTAAAAAGTCGGGTGCGCAAGAGTGCGCCTTGGGACAGAGGTATTTTCCAAGGAGATTCTTATGCCTCGTACTATCGTAGGAGCCGGCGACCCAAAAGCCGTCAAGAAGTATTCCGCCTTCCTGGCGGTTGATACCAGCCGCAAGAGCTACTTCAACAAAAAATTCATGGGCGTGGGCGAAGATGCCCAAACTCCGCTGCAGACACTGCCGCATCTGGAAAACGATGCCGGCGACCAGATCAGTTATGACCTGGTAATGCAGTTGAAGATGAAGCCGGTCCAGGGCGACAACCAACTGCGCGGCAAAGAAGAAGACCTCAAGTTCTATACCGACAATCTGCTCATCGACCAGTTGCGCGGCGGGGTCAACTCCGGCGGCAAGATGACCCGCAAGCGCACTATCCACGATCTGCGCAAGACGGCGCGTGTTCGCCAATCGGACTGGTGGGCTCGCCTGTTCGACGAAACGCTGTTCATGTACCTGTCGGGTGCGCGCGGCATCAACGCGGACTACATCGAGTCGATTGGATTTACCGGTTATGCCGGCAACGCCTTCACGGCGCCCGATGCCCAGCATTTGTTATACGGTGGATCGGCCACGTCCAAAGCTACGCTGGCCGCCACAGACAAGATGTCGCTGGCACTGATTGATCGCGCCGTGGCCCGCGCCGAGATGATGGGCGGCGGCACGAGTGGCATTCCGGCCATGCAGCCGGTGATGATCGACGGCGAAGAGCATTACGTCCTGGTCATGCAGCCGTGGGCCGAATACGACCTGCGCATCGGAGTAGGCACCGGTGGCTGGTTGGATATTCAAAAATCTGCCGCGGCCGCCGAGGGAAAGAACTCGCCGATCTTCAAGGGCGGACTCGGGATGCACAACAACGTCATCCTGCACAAGCACAAAGGGGTGATCAGGTTCAGCGATTACGGAGCTGGCAGCAATGTCGCCGCGGCGCGCAATCTGTTCATGGGCCGTCAAGCGGCGGTCGTGGCCTTCGGTTCGCCGGGGACCGGTCTGCGTTTCGACTGGAACGAGGAGCTGGAAGATCGCGGCAACCAGATCGTGATCACCACGGGGTCAATCTTCGGCGTTAAGAAGACAACCTACACGATTGACGGGACCGCGTACGACTTCGGCAATATGGCGCTCGATACGGCCGCTGCCGACCCAAGCTAACCCGATAACCGATACCAGACCATAAAGGAGAAACAGTATGTCTCTGAAAAAGACTGACTACGCGACGGGGGCGATTCCTACCCCGGTTGCGGTCGCGTGCGAAGTGGTGGCCTGCCGCGCTTCGTACACCCTGACTGCCGATTTGTCGGTGGGTGACATCATTCAGATGATGGATCTGCCGGCCGGTCACGTTCCGGTCGATATTCTGCTCGACGCGGATGCCATGGGGGCTGGCACGGTTTCGGTGGGCCTGGCCAATGCAGGCAAGACCGATCTCGATACAACCGCCTCGGGCGGTGCGGCCTGGCTGACCGGCGGCGCTGTGACCGCAGCGGCTGGACTGCGGGCGGATGCAGGCGGCATCAAGGCGCTGTCCCGCGTCGTGGCCGACCAAGCGGCCAATCGTGCTGTGGCAATCAAGATCGTAACCGACACCACGGCGACGAGCGGAACGATCGGTCTGACGCTGTTCTACCGGGCCGCTTAACCGCATAACAAGAAACGCCGCCACGGCGCGAGTCCTGGCGGCGTTTTTTTAGGAGGTTCCATGAAAATCGAATCGATCATCAAGCGAGACGGGGGAACGAAGGTCGTTCTCGGGGAAACCGAGTACCACTTCATTCCAGGAGACGATGGACGTCATGTGTGCAGCGTCGAAGACGAAGCGCATGTCGACCGCCTGTTGTCGATTAGCGAAGGGTATCGCTGCGCGGAAGTGGCAACCGAAAGCCAATCGGACGTTCCTGCCGCGTCAGATACCGTCGCCGGCAAGAAGGGGCGCAAGCAGAAGCCGGAAACCACAGAGACTGCGCCGGGCGCGGTTGTTCCTGCCGCGTCAGATACCGTGATCTAGGGCTGGCTGAATGAATCTCGGCCAACTCATCGCCAGTTGCCGGAGCGAGACGCGCGACTTGGTCAAGCGCTACCAATGGGAAGATTCCGAGTGGATTGAATTTCTCAACGAAGCTGTCGATGAAGCGTGTATTCGCTCCCGGCTGATTGAGGACGAGGCAATTGAGCTGGATGCCAAAGCCGATGATCCGTATGTCGAAATTCCTGAGCATTTGTGGTCCATCCGCGGCGCGTTGTTTGATGGGCGGCGTTTGGAGTTGATCGACAAGCAGATGATCACGGACGCGGCCTGGGAAGAGTTATCCGGCACGCCGGTCGCCTGTTACGAAGTCGGCGGCAAGTTGCGCCTCTACCGCATCCCCGAAACTGATGGCGTGGTCAAGGTGCATGCCTTCTGCACGCCAGAAGAGCCGATGTCAAAGTCATCCGATAGTCCACAAGGCGTCAAGCCGCGTTTGCACATCAAGCTGACTGACTGGGCTTTATATCGCGCCTATTCAAAGAATGATGCGGACACCTTCGATGCCAATCTGGCACAAGTGCACCTGGATAAATTCGAGCGCGTCTTTGGTCCGCGCCACGATGAAAAAGAGATGCGTCGTCTGCGGATCAATGTGGTTCGGCGCGTCAAGGGAGTGTATTTCTGATGGGCGCCAAGGAAACGCTGAAACTCATCGAAGGCCATTCGTTTTCCGAAGTGTTGCGCTGGGGGTCAAAGCCCATCGTGCGCAAACCGATCATCAGCATCACGGCACCCAACGGTAGTGCGCTGATCGAATCCACCGCACATGGCATCAAGGATGGGTGGCCGGTCGCCATTACCAATTGCAAAGGAATGACCGAGATCAACGCGGATCTGCAGATACTGGCCGATCCGGAGAATTATGCCTACGACGTCCAACACCATAGCGCGACGGTTATTGATGTTGACCACATTGAACTGAATGAGCTCAATGTCGCGGACTACAGCGCGCACACGCCGAATACCGGATTTATTCAGTACAACACACCGATCGATCTGTCCTTGCACACGCTGCGCGTTCGATTGCGCGACCGAGCGGGCGGTAATCTGGTGGTGTGTACGGCGGCCGGAACAACCGGAACCAGCAAGCCTAAAGGCGCCGGAGCGGACGGTTCGGTGACGTGGGCCAAGGGATCGGCGTCCGTCGACGAAAAAGTGTGGGTTGCGGAAACCGCCTTTGCCGAAGGCGATGTCGTCGACCTGTCGGTCATCGCGTCCAGCGAAGCCGCCGACGCGCCGGCCAACGTGCTAGTGATCGACAAGGACATCGCGCTATGCACGATCACGCTGACGTTTACGGCGGCTGCCACCACGCTGCTCTCCGGAAAGACCGGGTATTACGACGTCGAGGCCGTCAGCAACGACGCCACGCCCATTGTTAGATCACTCTTAAGCAGAACGGTGAAGGTGGAAAAAGAATGAGTGAACAGACCGTTATAAACGCTGGGATTGCGGGCTTATTGACTGCGCTGTCTTTTATCTTAAAGGTGATTTGGGACGGACTGCGAGAGTTACAAAAAGCCGATATTGAGCAGTTGGCACAAATATCTAATCTTCGTATTTTGATGGCGGATTCATACATCAGGAAGGAAGATTTTGAGCGGATGACCAATGCACTTTTCAGTAAATTAGACAAGATTGAAGGAAAGTTGGACGGCAAGGCCGACAGGCAAAAACAATGAAGTTGCTACCCGAGTGGAGGCTGATCCTCAAGAAAGCGTGGTCGATACGGCTGCTGGTTGTTGCTGGCCTGTT